AATGCCTTAGCATCACCTAGTGCGTCTTTAAGTTCAGCAGCTTTTTTTGCTGCATTAATTGCTTGTATTGATGTAGCACCAAACTTTTCAGCCAATGCATTTACTTCATTCTGTGCTTCTCTTAATTGCTTTTTAAGTGAACCTATTGAACTCGTAGCATCTGAGGTATCTACGGTTACATTTAAATTTAAATTCTCTGCCATTAGTACGTTGTTTCAATTACTTTTAATAAACTTATTTTCGTCGTATTATATTCCATTGGGTTATAACCCTCTACCTTATTCAATCTAAATAGTACACCATCTATAAAAATGTATTTGCTAAAGTCTAAATTAAATATATCGATAGTATTTAATAAAGCCGAACAGGTTAATAGCTTACTGTTCTTATCTGTTATCTCTGCCATATATGTAAGATGAAATACATTAAAAACATTTCTGCCTGTGAAATTATCTGAGGTATAAAAAATTTCTTTTGGTGCTCCAAAGTTTATATCATTATCAGGATTGTAAGGGTCGTCTAAATGTCCGGCATAACCGTATGAGGTTAATGTAACAATTGTTGATGATATATTTTTAATAGACCACGAAGCTACTGATGCTATTTTCTTTACTTGCATTATTCTAATTATGCTATCCATACTATCCTCTGCACTATTGGCATTAGACTTTTTATAAATAGCCGGATATATTTTATCAGTTCCAATAGCTCTAAATAAAACGGATGGTGCAAATATTACATCAACAGTCTCCGTATTCTTACTAAAGTCAAATGAAGTGTCAAATATCCTGTCACCATAAGATTCCGAATATTTCTTTTTATAGTTGTCATTGTAAAAGTCGCTATCTTCTTTAAATTTAAAATTGTAATACCTAGCATTCATTTCACTCATAGGCTTAATGCTCAAAGGCTTTGACCTGTCTATTTTATTAGACCAATCATTTGCGTTGGAACTGCTAACATCATAAAAATCAATATAAGGTTTTATGATAATGTTATTCTCTTGATACCTGTCATCATATACATAAAGATTAAACATTTTACAAATGCTTAAAAATAAGTCTCTTTGAAATATCCCTTTAGGAATACAATCATTCATTAATAAATTATCCCCTATTGATAATGCTACCGGTATTAAAGAAATAGCATTAAAGCTAACATCACCATCATTTACTGTAACAGGATTGTCATTTTTATTATCTGCATCATTAGCAAATCTAAATTGTATGTAATCATTTTGTATCATTAGTATCTCAAAAGTTCCACCAATAAAAAAGTCATCAGTAAAAAATTCGCTATAAACAGTAATGCCATTTTTTAGAATACTAAAAGTTCCCTCTTGTGAAGTCCCTGTAAAGTTATAATCAAACTTTAGATTAAATGAAGTAGCACCGGTATATGTGAATTTAGAATTAGCACTTGATGGCACTAACCCTGAACCGGTAACTGTTGTAAATCTAACAAAGGAAATATTTAATACCTCTTGTGGTGCAGTTAACAAAGCATTGTTTAAGTCACTTGTCGTTTTAGTTAACTGCTTTTGATTGTGTGGTATTACTAATCTTTTAAAGTAATCTGTTGAAAAGAAATCACACTCATAAGTGTAGTCTATATTTTCAAACATCTTATCTATATATTCTTTGATATATATTGCCGGTCTAAATGTAGTATATTGAAAGTCTACTTTGTTTGTACTTACGTTTCCATAATCTATCAATGGATAATAATAACCTACACCTCTTGCAGCATCCCAACTTGCAGTTATATTAGTTGTATTGTAAACGTGGTCATAAGCACTAAAATCTAAATCTTCTAATTTCTTATTACCTATTGTATTCATAAGACCACCTAACTCACCAAAGACGCTGCATTGGTATTCAATAGTTTCTTTGTCTACGACTATTTCCAAAATCCTTAACGTGCCTTTAAATATTTGTACCTTGTCAATATATATAATACATTTAGCAGATTTACTTGCATTGAAATTATAGTTTACATTTGCTTTAGTTTCATCAAATTCATTAGCATTGCCAATATCAAATACAAATCCAAATATTTGGTTATTCCTAGCCGTACCGGATAAAGATATTGTTTTACTAAATGATGTGTTCTTAGTTCCAAAATCAGTTATGTCATCTATGGTATAAGTAAATTCCGTACTTATGTCCTGCAATAAATCTAGCCTGTTATCTTCTATATATATTTCTGTACTAATCATTATCTAAATTGACTTGTTAAATATTTACCAATTTCAATATCTATTTCAAAGTTAAATAACTTATCACTTGTTTCTAATTTATATTCATAGTTAGTGCTACTGATTGTTACAGGGAAATAAGCACCCTGCACTTCCATATATACAATAGTACTTGCAAATAACTGCGCTAACCATTCATAGTCCTGTTCACTTACCCAATCGGATATTAGATGGAACTTATCCTTATGCTGAATAGCATAGTTCAATGTCGTTTCATTGTACTTGTTATATGAATCAATGTTTGACATTGCATTGCCGGATAGCTGCCAATCGTTTCTTCTATATGAAGCCCTTTGTAATTCTGTTGACCTTTTATTAACCAATGCAAATTTCATAGTGTCCCAACCCCCTAGCCTATTAAGAAAATGCAAATTGTATTGCCTGTATTTAGGATAGCACTTTTGTATAAACTGCAGCTTTCTAGATACTGCCACCCCTCGTTTTATATAAACATTATATCCATAAGTATTTTCTGTAACTAATGTCCTACCGGCAAAGGTATTTATATGCCCTGCTTGGCAGTTAAATAGATTCATTTCACCTGTGAATGTTATGCCACCACTTACGGTATCTATGACCGAACCTGCTTCGTTTAAAACATCAACGATAGCATTATATGTACCGGCAGTAATCTTAAAATATGTAGCATAAAAATTATCCCCATATTCAATCGTAATCTTTTCCGTTTCCCTTTCTGTTATCCAATCATCTGTGAAGTTTTCTAATAATAGATTGTCGTAGTAATCGGATAGTACTAAAGGTGTATTATTATTTACAAATAATATATCTGCAAATAATGGTGGGTAATAATTATAAGCAGATAATGCACCGGATGCAAGGTTAGATGTAGTTATTAAACTGCCACCACTTACATATTCTTCACCTACTCTAATTTGGCTATCTACTTTTATCTTATCATTTGATGATACTAATATTGAACTTCCGGATGGTTCAAAGTAGTTAGTTACAAATGACCTCACCATTGGTGAAGCATTAAACACTCCATAACTGCCCTCTGCTGATGGGGATGGATATACCTTTGTCCTGCTCACTTGTGAACCGTTTACATAAACATCATACACGAACTTAAATGCAGTTAACCCTACATTTGTTGAACTTGATACGAACCATAAGTCATCGTGCATACTTGAATAAGGTGCAGGGCTACTTTGTATTGTTATTGCCATTTTTTATTTCTTTACCTATTTGTCTAATTTTAATTTGAATATCTTTACCTAGTGCTGCCTCCATAACTTCATAGAAGTTTTTACCAAAGGTTTCCTTTTGTGCATTGTCAAAATAATGCGTTGACCTTATCCCCTTTCTGTGGATTGACCTAGCCACCATAAATGCCAATGACTTTTTGCTATCTATTGCTTTTTCTTCTACACCTAATTTCTTATATTTCTTTACTGCAGTTACTTTTAATTTATTATACCCTAGCCATTTTTGAGCAGCAGATATTGGAATAGCTTTTTTAGCAGGGTTAAATTTATAAGGGGTGTTTCCGTCTGCCTTAACATTCTTAGTTCCCTTTACACCTTTGTTTATAAAGTCCCAATACTTAGAAGCCGGTTCACTTTTAGGATAACCCAATGAAATAGTATATGCAGTATTAAACTTTGTAAACTGCATTCTAATATCATTAATAGCACCAGATGCAATAGACTTATTTTTATTTAGATTTTTTTGAGCAGTAGTAATAAAATCAGCACCAAAGTCTTTAAGCAACTTTTCAATAACAGGCATATCTCCCTCTTTCATAGGCTGCTCACCTAGTGTATTTAGGAACCCATCCCCTATTGCTTTTGCCTGTGCGCTGCTAATACTCATACTAATAAATAGGGCAAAGGTACAAAAATAACTAACCCCCACCTTTTTAGGGCAGGGGTCAGCAAATCAAAAAACACTATCTATCTAACCTTCTTTATTTGCTCTTTGTCATAATCATTCTTAGCTTTTAAGTATGAAAGTATATTTAAACATTCTATTGTGCTAAGTTCATACGCTTCCGTAACTGTGCAACTTTCGTATTCGGCAATAAGTTTGGTGGAATACTGCCATCCAAAGTAGTGCATAAATCTTGAACCACCTCTTTCGCTTTGTCCTGTGTCATCCCTGTTTGCATCAGTTTGCTCACCATATAATCCTGTGAAACTTCTATCCAATTTCTGTATACTTGATAAAAAAAAACAAGCGAATGGTAAACATCTATAAATCTTGCAGTCAGCATATCACTTGAATATTGTTCGTGTTTACTAGCATCATACTTTTGTTTGAACCAAATGCCCAATATCCTTTTTTGTGGGATAACCATTGTAGCTGCTAACTTGTGCAGGTTATTATATAAGTCCTCACTAAAGACTTTGCTTTCAATATACCTAGCAAATGGCATCTTGCTCACATCATAGTTTAGCTTATACCTTTTGTTTTTGTTAATTGATATATACTTAACCGGCTTCCCTTCAATGGGTTTAGTTAAGAATATAATGCTCCTCTTTAGCTTTCTAAATTGAGTTAGTGATAAGCTATCAACCTGTGCATCCGTCATATTATTGACTATTGATACTAGCTTAGAATCGACTTCTATTTCAGTTAGATATTTGTCCTTAGAATTATAGACATTGTATATCTGTTGGTATTGCCAAACATTTATTTTGTGCCACATATGCTTTTGATTTTGGATAAAGATAATGCAATTACATATATTAAACAAGCTATTGGAATACTTATGATAAAAAATTTAATATACTTCATAGGTTAATCTTTATAAAAGTCCTCTTGTAATGATATGAATTCCCTAGTCATATTTTTAAGTTCCAATTCCTTTTCAGCTAATTCCTTTTCAAGTCTTTGTATCTTTTGAATAAGACCTTCTATTTCCATTTTGTCTAAGATGCCTTGTTTTAATTCGTAGTTTGTCATAATAGTAGTTTTTAAAATATCCCTGCCCATCTAGGAAACTAACCAACATCCCTATTGTTTAATTTATTTGATTGTTTGTTGCAGGGATAGTATGTTTAATTATTTTGTATGTATGCAGTTGCTAAGATAGCTAATATCATTATTACTACTGCCTCAAAATTATATTGTTTTTGTTTCATAGTTAAGCGTTTTGTAATTTATTAATAATGGTTAAATAAATATCAATTTCTTCATTGCAAATATCAATTACTGCTGGTTCATATTTACCATCAATTAAATGTTTTAATACTCTTGAAGCGTCATTTAATCTAATTCTAATTGCTTCAATCAAAATGTTTCTTTCTTTTACTGTTAAATTCATAGCGTTTATTTTTTGGTTTTTTTAAATGTGCGTTGGTCAGTCGCACCCCTGACTTTAATTAGTTATTCATTTCCTTTTACTACATCATTATTTAGCAGCCATAGACATTGTTTGATTGTTGCTTCGTGAATACTTCCACATCCCATTGATTGGCAGATATAACCTACTTCCAGGTCTATCCAATAATCAGGTTTTCCATCTTCAATGTTTCCAATTTCGGAAAATGCGTCAGCTACTCTAATGTCTTTTTTTGCTTCTGCAAATGATTTTACTTTTTTAAACTTTTCCATAGTGTTTGTGTTTTTGGTTTGTTTGATATATCAAATATATAACAGTTATCAATACCTTTTATACATTTTGTATACTTTGTGATGAACGGTAAATATCAGGGATGAACGGTAAATGAGCCGGTTATCAATCAAATACGGCTCAAAATTGCACTATAAAGCAACTTTTTATGATTGATTAAACAAATGAGTACCTGCCGTTACCTCTCCTAATACTAAAGTTAGACCAAGCCAAAGCCAATGCCATAACACAGTCATCGTGGAATCCACTAGGTGCAGAGTACTTCACCCCATTGGCAGTGAACTGATATTCAAAGACTTGTAACTCATTGGTAATTGCTCCCTCAGGGAAGCCTATCCTGCCTTGTTGGATGGCAGTAGCAAGACCCTCCATTAGCTGCTGCTTACTAGAACTTGTGAACTTTAACCCCTCAATGGCTATCCCCTCCCTTTGTAAGTCCTCTAGGATAGGGTCACCAACTCCTGTGCTATCCACCAATATAGGGCATCTAGGCAGCCGTTTAATATTCTCCTTAGTATTATGCCAATCCATTTGATACCTGTCAAAATAAGCCACGTTACCCCCATTATCAAGACCTATGATAACTGTATGGTCAACAGACTTAGCAAGGTCAATACCAAATGCTACTATCGGCTGATTGCTCATAGGCTTAGTGCAATCCTGTATAAATTTGTTACCAAATGGGTTCGCACTATTCTCACTAGGGTTTGCCATATACTCCTGCTCAAATACTACATTCGGCAATTGCATCCTAGCTTCATCTATTTCCTGTGGGTCTATGAATGGATTGTCATAGCTAGTAAACTTAAACGAAGCCCAATCATTCTCACCGGCTTTCATAAACAAACTATAAAAATAGTTCTTACCTCTAGGGGTTGAAAGGAATATAGCCTTACCCTTGTAATCGGTAAGCGTTGGTCTAATACTATTTTGCCATCCGGATTCTAACTCAGGGATAAAAGATGCTTCATCTATTATAACCAAATGGAACTTGCGACCTCTTAGGTTATCCAATCGTTCACCTGTAAAGAATTCCACCTGTCCACCATTGGGAAAATCTATTTTAAGGTCAGACTTGTTTTTAGGCAGTTCTAGGGATTCAGTTAGCTTTGCAAAGAAAACCTTTGCCAATCCATAAGTAGGGGTTATATAAGCCACAGAAAGCCCTTTAACTGCATAGGCTACTGAAAGTATCTGTGATAGTTCTGACTTACCAAATCTACGACCACACATCACAACCCTGAAACGCTTGTCGCATTCTAGTATCTTCTGTTGGTTAGGGTGTGGGTTAGGTAGAAATATTTGCACTATAAAATGGTTTTACCATCTACAAAGATTACTTCTATTTTATTATCTGACTTAATATCCATTTGCTCCTTAGGCTTACCGTACACTCTAGTAAGTAAAGTGTCTAATGAGTATAAGCTGCCATTGCTCATAGACTTTAAAATAGCCTTAGCTACTGTCTTTTCCAATACTGTTGCTTTGTCATTTGTGCTGACTGTTCTTAGTTCTTCTTCATCCATTGACATCAAAGCCTGAATGCTATCATTAATTTCTGATAGCTTATAGCCCTGTTCTTTTAATAGGCTGACATATTTTCTAGGTCTGCCATTGGGATTCCCTGATTCTCCGGCTTCAAATGGTTTTGCTCCTTGTGGTGTTACTCCTTTTTCAAATGGCATTTCTGTAATGTTTCTGTTTATTTATCTAATTTAGATTTAAAATGCTCACAAAGTTTATCCATCTTACCTATGTAGTAAGTCATAAAATCTTTGTAACCCTCGCTATCTTGTTGATAGCTAATATATAAAATACCCCTCAATCTTTGTGATGGGGTTTTGTTTGTTTCTAAGTCTGTCTTAATGCTATCTATGTTATCAAGTTCATCCGGCTGAAAGTTTTCTTCTTTGATAGCTATATAACAAAACTTTTGATTCAGTTGGAATATTTGTGCAGCATCATTTGGGGATAGTTCCTGTGTACCAAATGTTACTTTGATGGTCTTATCCTTTCGTGATGTTAAGCCTTCTATTTGTGCCGGTATTAATATCATAGTTATTTTTTATCTGCCCTGTCCCTTGTAAGGCTTAGGCTTAGGGGAATGCTTGTTATAAGATTTCTTTGCCTGTCCGTTTTTTCTTTTGCCGAATGTTAATTTGGTTGAATCGTTTTTACCCTTTGCCATCTAATTTCTCTTTATGTTTATTTTTTAAATATTCCATATGTGTTTTAGTATCACCCATAACTGTATGACAGTATCTGCATAATGCCATAAGGTTTTCTATCTTGTCTGCCTCTTTGCTTCCCCCCATTCCCCTAGCTTCGATATGATGTATGTCTTGTCCTTTTGCACCACAACTTTCACAAGGGATAAAATCTTCTATTCCATATCCAAAATAGTCTA